GGCCAGGGTGAACGACGTGACGGCCGTTCCTTGTGGCGTGTATTTCAGTTCGGGGTCGCGTACCAGGCGCCCCATAAGTTGACACTGATTCATTGTGTTTCCTCCCTTCGGGATCAGAATTTCTTTCCGTGTTTGTACGGGCGGCCTTCATTGTAGGCCATTTTGATTTCGATTACTTCTTCCAGGTCGATTTCCAGGTGTCCGCAAAGGTCCGCGATCCGGATCACCGCGTCAGCCAGTTCGACGGCCACGCCTTCGGGCTTTCTACTTCTGTACTTGCAAAGGCTTTCTTTGCCGTACATAAGACATTCGGTTTCGTCTTGTGGGGTGCAAATAAAGTTGTCGCTTTCGTTACAAGCGAACCAGACGTCGGGGTTCCCGTTGCGTTCTTCTTCCAGGGCTTCGGAAAGTTCGCTGTGAATCAGTGCGATCGCCGTTCCGAAGGCAAGGGGCGGTTCCCAGAATCCGTGTTTCACGGCGTTTTCATGTGCTTTCGCTACAAGTGTCTTGATTTCCATATCGTTTTACCTCTCTGTATCAGAAATAACTTTGATTCGGACTTCCTGGCGGCCGAAGTGAAGGGCGTCTTCGTGGTTATTGAAGAATACGTCGATCTTCTGTCCGCTTATGGCTCCGCCGCGATCCTGGACGATCCGTTCGCCTATGCCTTCTATGTAAAGGATAGTACCTGGCGAATAGACGGACCAATCGGCCGCGATTGTGACGCCTTCTTCGGCTATGGCTCCGCTGGCCGTGTAGACGATACCGTCAGGGCGGTTCAGCGCCCATTTTCCACAGCATATTTCACAAGGACAGTAAGCCGTCGCCACGGCGTCGATCCATTCTTCCGGTTGTGTGGTTGGTTCATTTTCTGCAATGGCCACAGACGGCGCCAGAATGGCCGTGGTTTCGTTTAATTCTTCCGGTAGGATAATTCCTTCGGCGACTGCTTTATCGTCAGCCAGGGCGAAGGACGCGCCCACCAGGACCATTCCCAGGGTGATTGTAAACAGTCCGATCTTGAACCTTTTCAGTCTTGTCATTCGTTTTCACCGCCTTCCACTTCGTCGCCCCAGGAATCCCAGCCAGGGGCGGTCTTTCTTGCAAATAGTTCGATCATTGATCCCCCCCCCGCAAGCTGAACGATCCTGTCACGGGTTTCGGCCGGCTTTTCACTGTGACGGCCGATCGGGGCGTCGATTATACTATGGACTGACGCTGACGCGCGCTTCGGTTTGCCTTTTGTGGCCAGAAGACAGATTTCCGCGTTTGCGCGTGTCCAGTTCCCCAGGCCCCAGAACCAGGAAGGCGATTTTCGGTTTCGCTTCACCCAGACGAAGGCGGCTGTTTTGTACTGGAAGCCCCAGCGACGGATCGTTTCCAGGGCGACGTCCAGGTTCGGGAATGTAGCCCACAGGAACAGAAGGCAGTCGTCTTCGGCTATATCTTGAACCGGAAGGGAATAGATGTCTTCCGGCTTCATTGTGCGATAGTGCCTTTCGACGTTTCGTGTCTTTCCACCAGCCGCGTAGTTCCACGGCGGATCGGCGTATATCACCGAATATTTCTTTTCCGGAAACGGTATCATTCGGAATCACCTTCCTTCGGTATGGCTGAAAGGATATGCGCGATTACGTCGACCGTCCAGCCATTACCGCATAAGCCGGCCGCGATATTCCTGTTCACTGCGCACGTATAGCCGTTCGGAAGTGTTTGAAGCCTTTCAACTTCATATTGTGTCAACATTCGTACGCCCTTTTCAGGGTCAAAGTCCTTTGAAAAGAAGACTATATTCCCCTGTGATTTCGTCTTGTTTCTTCGATACAGATCAGCGGAAGAAATGCATAGGCGATTTTCACTTTCAAGCAGACACAGGCTTTTATCGCGGTTTGTGTATCCGCTTTCAAGAATATCCTGGAAGCTGATGTTCTTGTCTGCTATTTCGCCAACGTCAAGATTTGTCCAATATGCTCTTACGCGGTTTTGTCCGCTGACAAGGCGTGAATTGATGATTCTCGGTTCGACGCCCAGGGCTTCGGTTATGATGTCGGAATATTCCTGTTTCATTTTCACGTTTTCAAGCAGAAAATATTTCGGCTTTGTTGCTTTCAGGATTTTTACATATTCCCAGAACAGACGGCTTCGTGGGTCTTCAAAGTTTTGTTGCTTTCCCATTACAGAGAATCCCTGACAAGGGCTTCCGCCGATCAGAATATCAATTTCCGGAAGACTGTTGACGTCGATTTTCGTTACGTCGCCGATTTGTTCTATGTCAGGATAGTTCGACATGGCGACTTTGATTGCGTTCGGTTCGATTTCGCTTGCGATATACCGTTTTACAGGTATTCCGGCGCGTTCAAGTGCCACGCGGCCGCAAGCGATACCGTCGAATAAAGACAGTACAGTTAATTCTTTCATCACGACACCGCCTTTCTGGCGGCCAGGTTTTCCGCTGACCGTTTGTCACAGTAAGCAGAAAAGGCCATTTCGCGGATCACGTCGGGGATCAGAAGTGAAAGGTATTCGTCGCCGTAGCCGTCTTCGCCCCAGGCGCGGCCGGCGCTTTTGTTGGCGACTTCCAGTTTTCTTCTGGCGTAATGCTCTAAGTATCCGAACAGGTCTTCGTCGATTTCGAAGCCCATTTCTTTTTCGACTTCCAGTTGAAGGGCGGATTTGTTACCCATTGTTTCGACCTCCTTTCAGGCTGTCCGGCATTTCGGACGGAAGGTCCGCCTGGTGGATCAGGACAAGGTCGCTTCTGTCCACCAGGGAACCGTCGTGAAAGTGCGAGAAGGCGCCACTGTTCAGGTTGACCGCTGTGTTCGGCTTCGTCGTTTTGATCAGGGCTTGTCCCTGATGTTCGAAGACGTCGCCGGCGGCGCATTGCTTAAAAGTCGTCTTCTTCATTGTCGTCACCGTCTTCCTGACCTTCGGCGATTCTGCGAAGGACTTCTTCGACAAGCTGTTTCGAAGTGAATTCGGCCAACAGGGCGGAAGTGGAAAGTTCAACCTGGTCAGGCTCCACGGATAACGCGATCCCAGATTCCACGAAGAAAGCCGGCCGAACGCCACGGTAGCCACTGTACGCGTGGTTGTCGTTCAGACTGCCGTCCGTGCTGACATAGCGCGCACGGTACGCGTTGCCGGCGTACGGGGTGATCAGCCACCACCAGTCGTCAAGTTCAAGTAGATCCTGATCGGCGTATTTCTCATACATGGTTTGCGTCAGAAGCGCGATCTTTGCCTGAATAATTCCGTAACCTTCGCCGCCCTCATGGTCAGCCAGGGACCAGTCGGCCGTCAAGATGTCCTTTGAACGGATAGGGCCTTCGGCCTGGTCGAATGTAGCCAGGAATTCGGTATTCAGTTCACGGTTAAGATTTGAGAAGCGCCAGTCGTTCGGATTTGCGGCCGGCTTTTCCGGTCTGGTCTTGAACGGCTGATCCGCGAAGTGGCGGTCAGCGATACAGGTATCGGCGATCAGAAGGGTTCTTCCGTCGGCGAAGTGTTCCAAAACGCGGACGTCGATCGGTCCTGCGTTGAATACGGTTCCAGGTGCAAGGTCTTTCAATTTTGCGCGTACAGTCATTTTTTGTTTCCTCCTTCAAATTCTTCGATCACGACTTCGACACGGGGGTTCTTCGGGTCCACAGCGAAGTCGTCGGTAAAGTGTTCAATGTGTTTCCAGCCGTCATTTTGAAGAACGCCGGCATGGACAAGGCTGTCCTGAATGAACTTCTTCGCAAAAGCGATATTGTCTTTATCTCTCCGGCGGTTCGGTTCGATCCAGGTGTAATGTATCACCACGGGACGGGTGAAGCGGACGCCGCGAAGCTGGGTTTTGATCATGTAGCCGATTACGTTTTCAGCCTGTTTCTTCATGGCGGCGGCCTTGTATTTGCCTTTGGCGCCGCGTTCAGCGTCCACATATTCGTTCAGTCCTGGCAGAAGGCCAGGGATTGTCAGTTTATAGTGTTTCACTCTGTCACGTCCTTTCAAGCCCCAGAAGGCGCTTCGCCTTGTCGCGGCGTTCTTGTGCGTTCTGGGTTCTTCTGGAATCTCCGGCCAGTTTCAGCCTGATCGGACACATTTCCAGAATTCGGTCATAAATTCGGGCATATCCCAGGGACGACGGGTTTTGAAGGTCGGCCAGGGAAAGGTTTGTCGTGACGATCAAGGGCTTTCCGGTGCGGCTTCTGGCGTCTATGACGTTGAAGACCTGTTCCACGGAATAGGACGTGTCCCTTTCGACGCCCAGGTCGTCGATGACAAGAAGGTCATATCGGGACAGCTTGTCCAGGAATTCCTGTTTATCTTCGCCGAAGCCTTGAAGTTTGTTCAGGATTCGGGGAAAGTTCGTCACGCTGGCGCGGACCTGTTTGTCGATCAAGGCGTTTGCTATGCAACAGGCCAGGAATGACTTTCCGGTCCCGACGCCGCCATAAAACAGGATTCCGATATTGTCGGCCTTCATTTCCGGCCAGTGTTCCACATAGCGGCGGCACACGTCGGAAATTCTGGCGTTGCGGTTGTCGTCCTGGGTGAAGTTCTGGGACAGGTACGACGGATCAGTGATCCCGTCTTTGCGAAGCCGTTCGCATTGCTTCCGGAATTCGGCGGCCTTTTCTTCGGCTTCACGTTGGCGGCTGGCTTCTGATTCGCACTTGCACAGGTGCGGAACGCGAAGCGTTTTTTCGCCGATCGTGATGTCGCCTTCTTTCCTGGTGTGGCATTTGCCACAGCACAGGAAGCCTTCTTCGTCGCGGTAGTCGCCTTCGGCGCCGTTGTTCGCCCTACCTCTGGCGGCGATACCCTCGACAGTGGCCGTCCAGATATTGTCGGCCATGATTATTCACCGCCGTCCAGGAAGTCTTCGCCGTCGTCGTAGTTCTTGACGGTGGCCGGCTTCGGGGATGGTATGACTTCGGCGCGGTCATATTCGTTCCAGCGTTCACCGCGAAGGAATGTCGCCGGATATGGAATAAAGCGGCCGTCGTCCTTTGTCCACTGTTCAGAACGCTTCCAGCGCTCCACACCCTGGACAATCTTGTTTGTCAAGTCTGGGTTAGGGCGAATTTGATTCCAGACCTTCACGGCGTCTTTCTTGCCGACTTTTCGTGGATAGACTGACCAGAACTGGTCAAAAGTGTCGTCCACTCCGGCGCCGCGTTGCGCCGATACTCGTTTTCGTTTCTCGTTTACGTTTTCGAATACGTTTTCGTTTACGTTTACGGAAGAATCTGCTTGCATTTGCGCGCAAGTGTCAGGATTGTCACTTGATACCCCTTGACTGCAAGTGTTATCAAATTCTTGCGGTAGTGGGTATTTGGGTTTTGTTGCGCGCCTGTTCTGGTGTTTGTCCCAGGACAGAAGTTTCAGGTATTGCCGACCGTCTTCGGCTCTGTATGTAGCCACAAGGCCACCGTTCACAAGTTCAGCCAGCCAGGAAGACACCTCCTTTTCGGTCGGTACGTTCAGCGGAAAGAGAAGGGAAGCAAGGATTTTCGGGCTTCCGTAGTACAGGCCGAAGTCGTCCGCTTTTACGATCAGACGATAGAACAGGACTTCGGCTTCCGCCGATAAGTACGCCAGACTTTCAGACGTACATATTGATTCTTTCAAAATGCGGCTGGGCATTTATGACACCACCTTTCACGCGTTTTTCTGACAGGCGCGGCACATTTCACGGCCGAATTTGTTCATGGAATAGCGGCGTTCAGCTTCGCTGATAGGGCCGCCGCACACGGGACACGCGGCGCC